TATGGGTACCGGTCTGCGTAGAGGTATATCTGGTGCAGCTCGTGATCTCAGAATGGCGTTGCCATTCGACTACTTTAGGGCTGCCGCTGGTCACTACGTAAGCATGAGAGCCACCGGACCCACTTTTGCTAGAATGGGTGGCCGTATTGGTCTTCGTGCCCCTGGAGGCATCGGACCACCAGCCCCTATCATATCTGAAAGCGGTATGGCTCTTGCCGGGAGATGGATGGGAAGCGTTGGGAATGTCCTGATGAAAGGGATTGGTCCAGCTGCTGTACTATTTATGGCGTCACAAAGTCCTCACGGTATGGGAATAGGAATAGCTGAGAATGTTGCAGGCTTTGCAGCCTGGGGGTTTGGTTCTCAAGTAGGCTTGGCAGCAGGTGGTTGGCTTGGAGGTGCAGCTGTAAGGGGTGCCAGTAGAACACCATATGTCAGTGCTCTTCTTGGAGACACAGCCCTGGCGGCAGGCGCTGGATCAGTTGGTGGCATAGCATGGCTTATAGGTGGTCTGGTAGCATTTGAGGCTGCAGCTTGGTCTGTTGGCTTTGCATTACATACACTACCTACATTTGCTAAGCAATTTCAAAAAGATATGGCGAGAAGCGGTTTTGGCGGAGACTATGTAGACTCAGCAGGAGCAGCTACTATGCGACAAAGAAGTTTGCAGGTAATGGGTAAGAGCTTTGCTAATGCTCGGAGTGCTTTAGGACAAGAGGCATCGTTACTACATGCGTAGTAACAATAGGAGGATCAAACGACAAAGGCGTAGACTACCAGACAATATCTACGAGACAAGAAGATATAAGACATGGAGAGCTAAGGTATTCAAACGCGATAAGCATTCATGTCGACTGTGCGGTTTAACCAATTGCTATATAGAAGCACATCATATTCATAAGAAAAGTATGTATCAACATCTAATGTACCGACTCAATAATGGTATTACGCTGTGTATGCCATGTCACGATCTAGTAACTGGCAGAGAAAGTGTCTATGTTCCATTGTTTCAGCATATTATAAAAGGTACTTTGTCCAATGTCTTCTTGCAAAACTGGCGAAAAAGTGTCCAAAATGGCGAAAGAAGGTGGCTGCAAAAGCGTGGTGTATTTAGACACCTCGGTGAGCATCTTGGACATCTCCCGCAAAAGCCCGGTATCATTAAGAAAAATAAGAAGATTCTCCCGACGGGCATGCGCAAAGTAAGAATGTTTCCAAAGAGACGATATGAGCGAGCAGACGTGTAAGACACATCCTATCTGTCAAGACTGTATTGCCTGGCAGTTAGAGAAGTACCCAGACAGCGACTTCATAGTCAAATGTAATGGGATATGTGAAGCCGAGGATATTATTCCCGAAGAAGTCAGACTAATGTATTCTGACGATGATCTTAGGCTTGCGGAATCCCTATATAATCCAGTCATTTGGGCCTATGACCAGTTTGGATGGGAACCACGAGTAGCGAGAGAAGAATACGGTGGTGCGCGCTACCAAGAGCTCATGCTTCGCTGCTCTGCCAAGAGAAAAGCGCTACGACTTGGCCGTCAGTCTGGTAAGACAGAAGCTATCTGTATTTTAATGCTCTTTCGTGCGTTTACTAATTCGAATTACAAAATACTTGTCATTACTCCATATCGCTCTCAAATAGAGCTTATCTTTAAGCGTGTCAAAGAGCTTATATACCAAAGTGCTGACCTATCTAACTCAATTAAGAGAGAGGTCGCCAACCCATATCATGAAATAGAGCTATTTAATGGCTCATATATCAGGGGTTTTACCTCTGGCAGTAAGACTTCATCTGGTGCTGGTGCCGTCCGCGGCCAGCCAGCTGATATGATAGTCCTCGATGAGGCCGATTACCTTACGACCGATGACATCAATGCCGTAGTGGCAATATTAAATTCCCGGCCTCACTGCGAACTTTATGCCTCGTCTACTCCGACTGGCCGTAGGGATCACTTCTATAGATGGTGTCAAATGGCACCGAACTTCAGGGAATTCCACTTCCCATCTTATGTGATTCCCCACTGGAACGACGAACTCGAGCAAGAGTTGCGTCATACTCTTACGGAGGCTGGCTTCCTCCATGAAATACTCGCAGAATTCGGGGAAGAGGAGGAAGGCGTATTTCAAGTGGCCTACAGAGAGGCCGCCGAAGAGAATTACATGTATGGCGATATCTCGCCGGACCCAGACAAATACCTTGCTGGTATAGGAGTCGATTGGAACTCTTCTAATATAGGCACTGAGATATATGTGATGCTCTGGGACCGCAAGACTGGTAGATTCTTAGGTGCCAGAGCGGAAACAGTCAGCCGTATAGGCTTTACACAAGTCAAAGCAATAGAAAAGATATATCGGCTAAATCGTGAGTGGGATCCAGCGTTTATCTACGTAGATGAGGGCTATGGAGCGACTCAAGTCGAGGTTATGAAGGTCTGGTCACAGGAACAGTCGTTTACCAAAGGGCCACATCATCCCGACAGTAAGCTAGGCTCACGCTTGAAGGCTATCAACTTCAGCTCCAAGATAGAAATACCAGATCCAATTACTAGACAGCTCATTAAGAAAGATACCAAGTCTTACATGGTAGAAAATGCTGTGCGTATGTTCGAACGTGGTGTTTTCATCTTCCCCAAGTCAGATGATATTCTCAAAGACCAGTTGGCTGGATATATTATCCAGAGACGTACCCAGCTTGGTAAGCCAGTATACGGACCACGTGAAGATCGCATCGGAGACCATAGGCTTGATGCCATGATGCTGGCATTTCTTGGGTTTCACCTTGAGTATTCTGATCTAGTGAAGATGCAGTTCACTCACAACATAGGGTTTGCAAAAGGACTACGTCAGCCTAGAAAATATGGTCCCCAACCTGGTGAAACGGTTGTTATAGACCCGAGAGAGAAGAAAAGTAAGAGCCCGCGGCAAAAGCTAATGCCAGAAGGATCGCGTGACGAGTTTGTCACCGAAGTAGGTATGGCAAGCAATGTAAGAAGAGCAGGTGGCAAAAGGGGCCCACCACTGCCACTGTGGAATTGGCCAGGATTTATGAAAGATGGTCCAATGCCTACTAGGAAGAAACCTACAGTCTACCAAAGAAAAAGTAGGCCGTCAAGGAGTAAGTTCTAATGTTGAAACTATACAGCTGGAACGAGGTAGAATCGCAGTACGACGAGCTGAGCGTAGGAACTATGCTGATGCCGTTGAATCTTGTTGCTCAAAGTCTGCGTGGCCAGGATGCTCGCGTGACTGAAAGGATATACCTGAGAAATGACGAAGACAACACGCTGTACACAGACGTAGAGTTGCAGTTTGTAAGCATCCCTTCCTCATGGAAGGCAAAGATGATACCACAGACGTCTGAGCCCTCAGAGGAGGACTTCCTAGCTCTGCCAAACGGCAACATAGCTGCGCATGATGATGTATCTGACAAATCGTACTATCCAGTGTGGGTAGAGGTCATTGTACCACAGGGGACAAGACCTACGGTCTTCGCTGGTATGAAGATCCGAATCTCGAGCACCAGAGAGGCACTATAATGGCAGACTCAACTGAAAAACTAGGCAAAGAAGATAGAGGGATCTTGGAGCGCACTGTAGACATCAACGTCCAGCGCCGAGTCACTACACTTTCGCCTAAAATATCAGATAGACCTTCAACAGAAGAACCAAAGCCTGCTCCCGAGAGGACCAAGGACCTTATTGCTGGCTACGACAGTTATATCGAGGAGGTAGACAAATTACTTAACGAGATCTCCAAGCGCTGTAGGAAATTGGAATATCGAATCGACCCAGTGTTGGAGATTAGATGTGCTGATGCGATAGCTCAGCTATTTGAAGGGCAAAAGAACTTCATAAGCTACGAGGATTACAGAAAGATCTTGGAGCTAGAGGCACTAATCTCTAAAGAACTCATCAAAAGAGAAGGTGGTATTTATGAGCCAAGGGTTACTCAGTAAAATCCTCGACTTTACAAGTGAGTCGATTATTTATGCCAATGTGAAGAAGCTATATGCTTTGCTATATCCTCTTATAGCAGCGGATTTCAGAGGTAAAGAAGACTGCAAAATAGCTATGGATATTGTAGATCAGCATACCCATATGCACACAGACAGTACCATTATTAGTAGTGTGCAGATACCCACACAGCCACCATTGATTAAAGCTGCCATTGCAGATACCGTAGCACTATCTAAAATTGGCACTGATGCACAATACCCTGGGATACCCGCCAAAATTGGCGCGTCTGTAGTAGTTAAGCCTTTTGAGGTTACATAATGGCAGATACCACCTATTTACAAAATCTCAGAGGGGCAGCAGCACAAGCAGCTGCTTGCTTTGAAAATAAGCTAGCCAGGGATCCAATACCCAAAGAAGAGGTGGCATATGCTCTTCTGACAAGAGCTCTTATTGTGGCAAAGACCACAGCAGAAGCGCAGAGAGATACTCTACTTGGATATACTCCACGCCATACGGAGCCAGCTACTAGCCCAGAAGGTGGTACGCCAACTGGAACTGGAGGAACAACGACTGCCGGGGCCGTTAGTGGCAGCGGTAGTACCAGTGGCGGTGGTGGCGGCGATAATGACGACAGTGTAACTATATTTGGCAGAGAAATCACCAACACTTTTACAAGGCTAAAGAACAGCGATAACCCAGCGAAGACTATTCTTGATGACTGTATTCCATGCTTAGATAGAGCATTGGATATGGATTTAATGGCACCCTTGGAGGATTTGCTGGCAGATCTAGAATCGGAGTTTGATTTAAAGCTGGATCAACTTCGTGACATGTGGGCGCTGCTGAACAGTGATGATTTCTATGAGGATCTCTGTCACCTTCTGGATTTTCTGTCGTTCATGTGTATCCCAGACTTGGTGGCAATTCTATCGTTGCTAATCTGGTATTATCAGTCGTTGATCACATCGTTTCAGATTGATATAAGTGGATCGCTATGGAGTTTGATCGGCATGATGATAGGACCCATGGTGACCTCTCTCGAGGGTATCATCGATCAGTATATACAGATGATCATGGCTCCCATTGACTGCATTATCACTATGCTGCTCTATCAGATGTCGAAGATCCCGCAGCTTTCCACCGACTACGAGTGGTTACAGGAAAGAGCTAGAGAACGAGAAAAACTAAGAGCACAGGAACAGAAGACTAGCGACACTATCGCTATGATTAATGAATGGATAGACGACAGGCTGAACAGCTTGGCACTGGAAGCAAGTCCATGGTATCAGTCGCAGCGTGCCACCGTTAAATATCGAGAAGGCTCTGAAGTCAAGAGTAGAGGCACGGCAACTCCATTGCCAAAAGTAAAAACTAGAAGAAATCCAGAGACAGGTGAACTGGAAATATTTACTAGTGATTTCGACTATATCCCTAGTGATGAAGAAGTGGCAGCAGTCCCAGACGCTCTTGAATATCTGGAAGAGAGAGAAAGAGCTCAGGAAGAGCAAGCCACAATAGCGGATTATCTTTCAGACGCCAGAGAAACTATCCGTAGTGGACTTGGCGCGGTTGGTGCCTACCTAATAGAAGGTAGGGACAAAATGAATAGCTGGTTTGAGACTCTAAAAGAAGAACTGAGAGGTTTCTTATTTGATTCTCAAGATACATTTTCGTTAGCTACCTCTCTAGCCACTACACTTAAGCGTATAGCTCGCATTATAGGTTTTGTGAAGGCCATTATTAGGCTGGCAGAAGAAGGCTTAGAGTGTGGTCCAGGCAAAGAGATCAGCGAGCCAGACTTAGTCAGACTTCTCGAAGCTGCTACTGCTGACGATCCAACGGTAGAAGTTGTAGTGAACGATGATGGTACTGTTTCTCTTGTACCAGTTACCGATACGGCGAGGCCGGTAACTAGCACGGGCGTTGCGGGTAGAGGTGCAGCATTTGCTCAAGACGCACCACTAATAGAAGGACAAGAGAGAGAAAGCACCACTATTATCCTATCTGATTGTGTTAACAAGGTAGAACTCGCAGACTTGAGGAAAGTAGAGGCATGGATAAAGGAACTAAGCAAGTAGTCCCAAGGTTGCCAGGCCCGACAGTGATCTACGATGGTAGAGGCCGGCCGGTGACGTTTATTAACCAACGCACTGGCAGCAAGCTAACTAGGATTTCGCATATTCCACAGGGGAGAATCAAGACTCCCGTGCTTGGCTACAGAGGATACTGGAGTAGAGCCGCATTCTGGCCCGGTGAATATGATATGGCCGAGATTGGAAGGGCAGCCGACACCGATTCATATTTGGCACGCTCTTTCAAAAAGAAAGTCGGCTTATTGATGAAGGAAGGCTTTCGTTGGGTAGGCAAGAATCCTTCTACTATTCAATATATGAAGAAGCGAATAGCTCAAATCGAACGAGCCACAGGATACCCCTTCCTATTGCTAGTTAGAGAGATTGCTGGTGACCTGGTCAAGTTCTCTAATGCTTATATCTGCAAGGTGCGTAATACCAAAGCATCTGGCGGGCAAGTGCGGAAGCACGACAGTAAACAAGTGCAACCAGTTGCTGGTTATTTTCGCGTCCCACCGGAAACCATGTGGTTTAAGCGTGATCAGAACGGTCAGGTAATCAGATATCAACAGAGGATTCTACGACCACTTACTGCTCCCAAGTCGGGACAGTGGCCAGAGTGGGATCCTATTGATATGATTCATATCTATCATGATCGCAAAGGTGGCTTTGCTGTAGGTACTCCCGATACTGTACCAGTGCTGGATGACGTTCGCATTCTTCGTAGAATGGAAGAAGATATTGAGCTACTTGTTTACCAACACCTCTTCCCACTGTACCATTATATAGTAGGGACAGAGAACCAGCCTGCTCAAGTTTATGGTGACGGTACTACAGAAGTAGATCTAGTGAGACAACAGGTCGAAGAAATGCCGGCAGAAGGTTGCATCGTAACGCCTGAGCGACATGAGATTCAGGTAAAAGGCGTACAGGGCAAAGCTCTGCGAGCAGACCCATTGGTAGAGCACTTCAAGAAACGCGTATGGGCCGGTCTGTCTATGAGTGGTATCGATTTCGGTGAGGGCTCTACCGCTAACCGCAACACTGCTGATGCTCTTTCTCAAGCCCTTATTGATTGTGTAAAGGATTTCCAGGGCGTTTTACAGCTCTTTTTCGACTTCTTTGTCGTAGGCGAACTGCTTATGGAGAGCACTTTTGCTTTTGACACTCTCGCAGAAGAGCATATGGTTCATATGAGGTTTAATGAGATAGACCTCGAGGCCAAGATCAAGCGTGATTCAAATGCCGTTAACCTATTTCAGGGTCATCTTCTAACAGAGACTGAAGCCCGTAAAGAAATGGGTGAGGAGCCAATTGAAGAAGCAGACAGAGAAGACATGTACTTCGAGCGTGTCGAAAAGCCACGTCTAATCATCCAGGCTCTCGATGAACCGTACACGCCAGAAGCTAAAGCAGCGATGAGTACCAAGGCTGCACCTAGTGCTCCATCAAGTCCTGCCGTTGCAGCACCTAAACCTGGTAGATCGGCTAAACCAAGCAAGAGGGTTAGTCAAGGTGGCACAAAGGCAATTCAAAAAGCCGCTCCTTCTGGAGGAGGTGGTACATCAAGAGGCGGCAAAGCAGCCAAAGCACGTGTGCAGCCATCTAACCAATATGGCAAGAATCCAGGTCCTACCACAAGAAAATCCAGTTTTGATCCTAAGTTTGCTCGCGTATTTGACGCCTTTCAAGAGGCTGTGTTTATTCTTCTCTATAGAGACCTCCTAGAGGAGATCAGACTCGATGATCACGCATGGCGCAAACAAATGAGCAGACTTGTTGAAAGCTTGATTAACAGCAAGTACAGCGAGTTCGTAAGGTCTGAGTTTTACGCTGGTCTACGAGACGTAGAAGCATCACGTCATGCTTCGCATCCTATAGCCCGTGTGAGGATTAAGGAAACACAGAGCTACGCTACTCACAGAATTGCATGGCTGACAGACCGTGTACTTGACACCATAGAGAGTATGGTATTACAGGGATACGGTAAGGATGTCATTCGTGCGTCTCTTGAAAGCTTCGCGTTCAGAGCTAACTTCCTAGACAGGACAGTCAGACGTCAAGCAAGAGTCTATGGACAGGCCATTGGACTATTACTCAATGGCAATGAAGAAGTGTGGGTCCATAGAGATCCGGGTGAGGAGCCATGTGAGACATGTGATCCCTTTGCCAGTAGAAAGATCCGTCTTGAACATTTGTCTATCACAGATATCCCGCCATGGCACGACAACTGTCAATGTAGACTGAGCCTACAGGCTACCTCCAAAGAAGCGAGCATGCTCGACTTCACAGGTGAGAAGAAAAGCCTGAAAGATCCTGACAACAAGAAGGTTGGACTTAACAGGAGAGTCAAGATTGATAAGCTTGATCAGAAAGAGTTCCATCTAGGTGTTGCTATAGAGTTCGAACACACCGAACACTATCAATTGGCAGTAGAAATTGTTAAAGACCATCTAGTGCAGTACCCGGGCTACTACAGCGCCTTAAAAGACATGGAAGAAGAAGGCAAGAAGGCGCTGGACGAGCCAGATTCATTGGAGCAAGAAGCTTACATGAGGAAAACGGACGGTATGCAACCAGAGGGTGATGGACCCGGCAAGCACCGTCATGTTTCCGACAATGATTTTGATCGTCAACAGCTTCTAATGGGTATAGAGGTCGAGTATGAACACACTGAAGATATGGCTATTGCCAAGGAGCTTGCAAAAGATCACTTGGCAGAAATACCCGATTACTATACCAGACTCCACGAGATGCAAGACCTCATCAATGAGAAGATGGGAGATCATATTCACCGACAAGCTGACGGCGAGTACACTGGTCCACCTGAAGACAATCCTGAAGGTGAAGGCCATGTGCATTTGAAAGCAGACGGCGAGAATTACACCGGCCCAGACAAGGGTCCCCACGGGATCCACACACACAGGGGCGGTGAAGGTCCTCCAGCCTTTGAGAAAGAATATGAGGTACAAGAAACACAAGACTTTCTACCTAAGGTAGAGAGATGTATTATGCATGTTAAGGAAGATCTGATGAAACGTCATCCCACTTGGTCAGAACAACGTGTTAAGTCAAGCGCCATAGCAATATGTCGTTCGAAGTTCGAACCAGGTGTTGGAAAGAAAAAACGTGATCAGAACGCAACATCTATTGCGAAGAAACTTAACAGTGCGTGCATTAAACAAGCAAAAGTGTCTATTCGCAAAGAGAACAAGGGGTTAAGTGCGAAAGAAATCAACGCTCTTGCAGAAAGAATATGCAAAATGCACGCTTTAGATCCATCACCTCAGCTCCCCGGTTACACTTATCCGAGGGGCTAACTGTAATTCATGTAACCTGTTTTCGTAGTCGGTCTTTACTATTAGGCTGACTATTGCGAATGGCGAGGAATGTGCCTAATGAGTAAACAGAAGCGTATTGCTGTTTTTACAGATTACGTCAGGGGAACAGTAAA